CGCGGCCTGGCTGCGCCGCAACGACCGCTTCTTTACCGATCGCAATTTCCAGCAAGTCGTTCAAGGCGCGCACGCGATCGCCGTTGGCCGCGGCATCGAGCCCGACAGCGACGACTATTTCGGTCTCATCGAAGAGATCGCCGGGCTCCGGCAGCCGCAACAGCATCAGCCTCAGCCGCAACAGCAAAACGGTTACACCGCGACTTCCGGGGCCGCGGCGACCGGGCAGCGGCAATCATCACCGATGCCGTCGGCACCGGCCGCGGGGTCCGCTGCCGGCAATGTCGGCGCCGGTCGTGATCCTGCCGGGACCGTTCGGTTGACGGCTCAAGAGCGCGAGATGGCGCGAGCCATGGGCGTCAGCGACCAGGCTTATGCCAGGCACAAAGCGGAACTCATCAAGGATGGTCTGATCAATGTCGGGCATTAAAGTGGTTGAAGACATGCTTGGTATTTTGGCGTCGATTGCCAACGACGCCCGAGCCAATGAAGGGCTTCGCATTGAAGCTGCCAAGCTCGTTCTCCAGTTTTACGAAGGCCGTGAACAGCGATTGCTTGATCATGATTTGCTCGTACAGGACGCGGCTGGTGAATCGTAACTAATCGGGCGGACATCGTTGCGCGCTGCAACGGTAAGCCTGCTTCACGCTGAAGCTCGATAGGCGGCGCCGCCTTCCAGAAAAGGAAGGCGAAAATGACGGGACAATTTAGCGGTACGCACCTTGCCGGGGCGCGTGGTCTCGGGCGAGGCAATGCCCGTAACCAGGTCCGCCGCGGCATGCCGATCGGCAATGGTGGCGATGACGGTGCGGAAGGGCTTGGCGCAGCTCCGCCGTCCGACGCGGCGCCGCCGGCGTCGAATGGCGGACCGCCCAACCCGCGGGGCGGGGCCGTCGAGGGGCGATTGGTGCGCCGGCGCCCGCGCACCGAGGACAAGTTCTTTATCCCGCCGTCGATTGTGCCGTTGGGCTGGTGTTACGAATGGAAGCGCGAGAGTTGCTACGGTCAGCCCGACACCGATCACCAGGTCAATCTGCGCGAGAACCATTGGACGCCGGTGCCGGCGGAGCGGCACCCACAGATGATGCCGCTCGACTTTAAGGGACCGATCCGCAAGGACGGCATGGTGTTGATGGAACGCCCGCAATACCTGACCGACGAGGCGCGCCAGGAAGACTACGAGTTCGCCACGGGTGAGGTGCAGCGCGCGACCGCAACCTTGGGGCAGACACCGGGTGGGCAGTTCACCCGCGATCACCCGTCGGTTCACAAGATTGCCAAGGTGAAGCACTCGTATGGGCCGATCGATGCTGAGAGTTAGCGCAATATTGCTCGCCGTTTTGCTCAGCGGATGCGAGGGCGGCGACACCTTCATTATGAAGTATGGGCTCGATGCCTGTTTCGCCTGGGCGCCAGCAAATTCCCCGCCCGAGGTGACGGCGCGGGTAGAAAAGGTGTGCGGCGAGGACAAGTGATCGCGAACTAGATCCGGCCAGCAACAAATCCTGTTGACAATATCCGCCGACACCGGGCATCGTACTATTGCCTTCATTGGCACCGCGGTCTGCGCTAGACCGTTTTAGACTTTCCGCTATTGTCACGCTGACGAGTAGCGGCGGCAGCCAACGCTTGGCGCCTTGTGCGTCAACCTTCCGAAGACTTTGCAAACGCGTTGCGGGTCCAGGGCAAATCGGGATAACCCGATGGCTAACGTCCTCGCACCGTTCGGCTTTGCGGTTGCCCGCCGGACCGATGCCGCGTCACCGAACTACATCCAAAGCCATCGGCTGATCTCGCCGACCAACAACCACTCAATCTTCTTTGGCGATGTCGTTGTCAGCCTCTCAACCGGCTTCATCGATCTCGCGACCGTGGTTGGTGGCGGTGCGCAGATCGCCGGTGTCTTTGTCGGCTGCGAATACAACAGTGTGTCGCAAAGCCGACGGGTCTTCACCAATCACTATTCCGGCAGCAGCGACGTTCTCGCGAACTCGACCGTCGATGCCTACATCATCGACGATCCCGCTGCGGTGTTCCTGGCACAAACGGCCGGCACCAGCAACAACCCGATCGGTCTCACCGCTATCGGGAACAACGTCAACTTCAATACCACCGCTGCATCGGGTAACGCGCTCAGCGGTTTGAGCGGGATGACGGTTGACGACAACCTCGTCAACACCACTGCCACCTTGCCGTTCCGGGTGATCGGAATTCCCGGTCTCGACGTGCCCAACCTGGGCGCGTCGGTGAACGGCTACGACACCACGACCAGGTTCAACCTGGTTTTGGTGGCTTTCAACAACCAGGACTACAAGTCCTTGACGGGGATTTAGTGAAATGCCTGTCGCTCTCTCCGCCATTAAAGACCTGTTGTTTCCTGGTCTGCGCGAGATCACCGGAGAATATCCCCAAATTCCCCGGCAGTACGACAAGATCTTCCGTTATGGCCGTTCGGAAATGGCGTTGGAACGCACTGCGGAAGTGCGCTTCCTGGGCTACGCACAGCCGAAAACGGAAGGCGCCGCAACGCAATTCGACAACCAGTCGGGCGAGCGCTTTGTCTACAACCAGGAGCACATCGAGATCGCGCTGGGTTACGCCATCACCCGGAAAGCGATCGATGACAATCTCTATAAAACGCAGTTCCGGCCGTCGAATCTGGGCTTGATGCAGTCCTTTGTGCAGACAAAGGAAATCTACGGCGCCAACGTCCTCAACACCGGCAACGTCTTTAACGCCAATATCGGTGGTGACGGTCAGGCGCTGTTCTCAACCGCGCATCCGGTGGACGGCAACACCTATGCAAACCGGCCGTCGGTCGATGTCGATCTGAATGAATCGACCTTGCTGTCGGCGATGATCTCGATCCGCCGCAACTTCATCGACCAGGCCGGTTTGAAGTTTTACGCGCGCGCCAAAAAGATGGTGGTGCCGCCGGAACTGGAACCGATCGCCATCCGCCTGTTGCACACCGAGCTGCGACCGGGAACCGCGGACAACGATGTCAATGCGATCCGTTCGACCGCGGGCGGACTTGGTGAAGGCTATATGGTCAATGACTTCCTGACCTCGCCTTTCGCTTGGTTCCTCCTCACCAACATCGATGGGCTTCTGTACCTCGAACGCATCCCGTTTGAGACCGACATGCAGGTCGAATTCACCACGGATAATCTGTTGGTTAAGGGCTACGAGCGGTACAGCTTCTCGTACTACAACCCGCGCTCCGCGTGGGGCACGTTCCCGACTTCGTAAGGACAGTCTGGCATGACTGCCGTCCATCAGCAAGGACCGTTCCTGGTCTATGGCTATTCGCCGCCGACCGGTACCGGGACATCCGGCGACACCAATCCTGATGCCGGGCCGGGAACGAGTTATCAGGGCGATGGCGTCTTCGACCCGCGTTATCCCTATGGCGGCGCCAATCAGTCCTACACGACACCGGTGAGCGGCGTTCAGTGGTCGTCGTTCTTCAACAACCCGTACATCGCGCTGGTGGACGCGGTTCCATCGACGATTGCCACCGCCAATATTGCAGCGTTGCAGGCGCCGACGATCAACACGCCGCTGACGCTGGTGAACGCGACCGGTTCGGGTATCACGGTGACGACCGCGGGTGCGGTTGCCGCCGGCTACCTGATGGCGGGATCAGGTCCGGGGGTTAAGGCGGTGGCGCCGGCGACTGCGGTGTTGGCGATCGACGGTATCTATAAACCGCTGTTCGTTACTCCGCAGGTTATCCACGACCCGACCGTTGCGCTTGCGCGCTGTGTGTCGTTGACCAGCGCCGCCAACCTTTCGGGCCTCACCTTTACGGTCCGCGGGTTTGATGTCTACGGCTACAAGATGACCGAGACGATCACCGGTCCGAACGCCAACACGGTGAACGGCCAGAAGGCTTGGAAGTACATCATCTCGGTGACGCCGAGTGCGACCAATGCCGGGACCGTGTCGGTCGGCACCAGCGATATCTACGGCATCAATATGCGGTCGGATAAGTGGGAGTACAACAACTTCTACTGGAACGGCGCGTTTGTGACCGTGTCAACCGGCTGGGTGGCGGCGGTCACAACCACGGCGACCGCGACCACGGGTGACGTGCGCGGCACCTATACGGTGCAAGGCGTCGCCTCGAACGGTGTACGCCGGCTGGCGCTGTTCCTGTCGATCCCGGTCGCCTCGATGCTCGCGGCTGTACCGAACAACACCAGCGCCTTGTTTGGTGTTGCGCAATTCTCCGATTTTTAGGTGACCAATGGCTGACGAAGAGACTGTGCAAGGCACGGGTGACGCGGAAGAGAAGCCGAAGCCGCCGCCGGACAGGCCGGACATCCCGAACCCGCCAACCGCCTCTGTCGAAGAGGTTGCCGCGGCCTGGCTCGCGGTGACACGGCCGGATTTTGATTTCGCGCAGGCAGCTGCCGGCGAGCCGTCGCACCAGGCGACGTGGGACCGGGCGGTGGAGTGGGCGACCGCGTTTCTCGCGATGCAGTCGGCCGCGACGACGACGCCTCCTGCCAAGTCGTCCACGTCTTCGGCGGCCCCAAGCAAACCGGCCCCCGCAAGCACCACCAGCGCCACTAGCAGCGCCACCGGCAGCGCCACGCGGTCATAGGGAGTAGCGGACAATGGCTAAGCATGTGGTTCACCACCACGCCGCGAAGGAAGTCCACCACCACCACCATAAGCGTGGTGGTCGGGAGGAAGAGCGTGAGGAAGAGCGCGAGGAGCGTGCTCACGGCGGTCGGATGGAAGAGCACAAACACGTCAAGGCTCATAAGGGCGAACACGAAGAAGAGGGCGTTTGGGAAGACGACAAGCCGCACCCCGAGCACATCTATGCCGGCGAGGGTTCACCGACCGCGGAACAAGCCGAGGAACGCAAGCGTGGCGGTCGCCGGCGTCGCCATGGCGGACGGCTCGAACATGAGCACGCGGGGCACCATTCGGCGATGCGGCATGACCGGCGCGCTCGTGGCGGTCGTGCGCGCGGTGGCGGCGCCGGTTCCGATATGCGCCCGTTGTCTACAGCTTCGCGCACCAAAGACGCGCAAGAGCACAAGACCGGAATGGCGGGTGAATCCGAACTTGGGGAGGGTGACTGACAAACGGATCGGGCATTTCTACGGGGCTGAATTTGCGCGTGGCGGACGGCTAAGTGCAGCCGCTCGCCAGCATCTGCCGTCAAGCGATTTTGCGCTGCCCGGTAAAGGCGCCGGACCCAAAGGGGCAGGCGCCGGAAGCTATCCGATCCCCGACGAGAGTCACGCGCGCAACGCCTTGGCACGGGTCAGCCAACACGGGTCATCAGAAGAGAAAGCCACGGTGAGGCGGAAGGTTCACGCGAAGTATCCGGGGATCAAAGTCAGCGGTGAGGATTGAGCTGAGTCGGGTGAGATGTGGCGACCAGCGGAACAACGACATTCCAGCCGCCGATAGCAGACCTCATTACTGAGGCGTTCGAGCGGATTCAGATCTATCCGCCGCAGCTCGAAACCGAACATATGATCGCGGCCCGGCGGACCGCGAACCTGATCCTGCAAGACTGGAGCGGCAATCGTAACGTCAATCTGTGGGCGGTCGATCTCCTGACCCTGACCCTGGTTCCGGGGCAAGCGACCTACACGCTGCCGGGCGATACGATCCAGCTCCTCGATGTCTATACGCGGCAATACCAATTCAATACGACAAGCAGCATTTCGCTCGGCAATGCGCTAACGCCGATGGTAACCGTCGGCGGGGTTCCGCTGGTCACCGTCAACGGCGACCCGCTGGTGCTGGCGCCAGGCTCGAACACCTTGACGGCGAACGCGGGCAGCACGCTCGTCACGATGAACTGGCCGAACCATGGGCTCGTCCCCGGCAAGGCTTTTAACTTTACGGTTCCCGGCTCGATCGGCGGGATACCGCTGCCGTATTTCTATACGGTGGAACAGGTCATCGACTCCAACCACTTCACCTTCAACGCCACGCAGCCGGCGACATTCAGCTCGGCCAACCAGGGCGCGACGCCGCTCTTTGCGACGACCGCCGGCTCGACCAGTGTGTCGGTGATCCTGCCTAATCACGGCTTGGGGGTTGGAGCGACTTTCTTGGTAAACGTGCCGGTCACGATCGGTGGGATCACGATCCCGGCCGGCTCCTATACGGTTACAACGGTCGTCAACTTCTACAATTTTACGATCACCATCGCGGCGCCTGCGGTAACCTCGACCGCCGTCTTCGAGAATAACGGGCAGCTGCTGATATCGCTGCAACAGGCGAATGTCGATCCGCTCGACATCATCCTCTACGGACTGTCACGCACCGAATACGCCTCGATCCCCGACAAGTTTCTCATGTCGCGGCCGACGACATTCTGGTTTAACCGGCAGATCATTCCGACCATTACCGTCTGGGAAGTGCCGCCATTCCCGTCGCAAACCGGTGGGATCTCCTATTCGCTACAGATGTACCGGATGCGGGAGATCCAGGACGCCAACCCGATCATGGGCCAAACCCCGGACATGGCGAGCCGGTTCTACCCGGCTTTCGCCGCCGAGCTGACCGCGGGGCTGGCGGAGAAATTCGCGCCGGCGCAGTTTGCGCAAAAGCTGCAACTCGCCGTTACGGCGTGGAAGCGGGCCGCGGACGCCGACGCGGAGAACGTGCCCTGGTTTATCACGCCGGGGCTCTACGGCTATTTCCACTAAAGGGCGCGGTTTAGCAGCTCGACGAGGACGGCGGTCGTGTGGCAGCCGTCGCGCTCGCCCAACCGGCGGGCTTCGCGCACGGCGCGGAGCTGCTCGCGCTTCTGGCGCAGGATCGCGGCGATCGCCGGGTCCATGTTGGCCGCGTCGCGGATGAGCATAACCGCCGCCTGGCGCCGTCCGCCGCGCTGATCGAGCTGATAGGCTTGGCCCAAGAGATCATCGATGTTCATCGGATGCGCCGCGCGAAGATCGTTCCGTCGGCAGTCATGGTGCTAACCCCGAAAGTTGGCCCGGCGACGAGGAAAACCGACCTCGACGCGTTTATGTTTCTGCGCGCCGTGCCGGTGTTGAACACTTGCGGGTTGCCGGTCGTAAAGCTCGCCACCAACAGCGTCGAAGAAATATCGTCGTGACCGGGATACGACGCCGAGGCGTCGCTGATGGCTGTGGCTATCTGCGATATGGTTGTCGTGCCTGCGGGGATTAAGGCAACGTGACCCCAGACATCCCAGTCGCCAGCCGTCAACGTTATCTGAGTAACGTTGGTAAAGGTGCCGGAGACCATCGCGACACCGGTCGCGCTCGCTGTGATGACCTCGCCGACAATCCCAGCCGCCGCGTTGCTGGCGTTGGTAATGCCGGAAATTCCATCACCGGACGTGCTGAATGAAAGGTTGCCGCCGACCGTCTCATTACCGTTGACAGTGAGGCTGCCGGTGATCGTGCCGCCCGCGATTGGTAAGGCGCCCAGATTGGTCAGCGCGCCGGCGGCGGTGGTGGACCCGGTGCCGCCGCTGGCAATCGCAACCGGGATCACCAGGCCGAGCGTCGTTCCCGAGAAAGAGAGTGTCGCCGCGAGGGTGATTTCCTCCGGCGCTATCGGTCCGCCGGTGGGGTTGCCGAGAAGCGTTGATGCCGATTCGTTCTGGAGCTTGGCGTAGGTAACAGCGCTATTCGCGATGTCGCCGGTGACGACCTGGCCGAAGGTCGGCGCGCCCGCTGCATTGCCGTGTAAGAGGGTCGTCGTCGTGCCGAGGCTGGCGAGCGTCGTCGGCGCGGCGCCTGCGCCACCCCCCAGCAACAACGCAAACTGCGTCAATGCCGCCGATGAGATGATCGATGCGGCCCCATTAAAGGCGAGGATGCCGCCCGAATTGCCTGTCGTAAGACTGGTGCCGCCTTGGGCAACCGGCAGCGCGGCGGCAAGATGCGTCGCGACGACCTGGGGATTGGGGAATGATCCCGACAGATCGCCGCCTGCGGTGCCGGACGGCGCACCGGTGGTGTTACCCGTTCCGCCTTGTGCGATCGGTAAGGGTGCTAAAAGATGTGTCGAAGCGACCTGGGGATTGGGGAACGTACCGATGAGATCGCCGCCGGCCGGGCCGGACGGTGCGCCGGTCGTGTTCCCGGTGCCGCCCTGCCCGACCGGCAGCGGGGCCACCAGGTGCGTCTGGATGACGATCATCGGACCCGGATAGATGCCCTGAAGATCGCCCGACGCTTCGCGGCCGGTGAGGTTGTTTTGGGTGGCGCCGATCAACCCTTGCAACGCTTTGATCAGCTCCTGCGCCAGAACTTGCAGCGCGGGATCGCGCTGGCCGATCGCCGGGAGGATCGTGGTCGTGCCGCTCGGCGGCAGGGCTGGCGGGAACGGTGACGACATCAGGGCAGCCGCCCAGCCGGCGCGGCGCGCATCCGCGGATTGCCCCAGCGCCACCACCCGCTCACCGTTATAATCTCGACGGCAACCTCGCGACCGCGCACCGCCGGGTAGGCGGTGAATTCGGTGCCGTCGTCCATGGTGATGACTTTCGGCTTGCGCAGCGTGATGTATTCGGTCGTGGGGGTAATCGTGAACGGACCCATCACCGTCGGCGTGTCGCCGGGATAAGAGCGGAACAACAGCGACAGCTCGATCTCCGGGTTAGGACCGTCCCATTTGAAGTCGGGGAGGAACTGATCGACCGACAGCTCACCGCCGCCATTGGCGATATCGGTGAACCCGGTCTGGATAAAACCGCCGACAATGGGTTGACCGTTGGCGGTAAACCCCTGATCCATTTGCTGCAACAGCCCGGCAAGATCGACACTGACCGGCGAGCCCGGCTGGTTCTGGTCGGTCCATGCGGTACGGGAAAACTGGTTGGGCACTCCCGTCGCCGCCGGTCCGTAATCCCAGGAATTCGATTCGGTGTTGAGCTTGATGTAGCTGTCGATCTCCTCAGTGGCGCCGTTCAATGACGGGTAGAACCACCACACCTCGCTATAGTGGTAATCGGTGCCGGCGATGATCTTGTCGCGGTTGTTCTCGTCGAGGTTCTTGTAGACGATGTCCCAGAGCGGGCAGGCGACTTGCTGCGGACCGCCGCCGCCAAAGATGAAGAAGCCGTGGTCGCTCATCCAGTAGACGAGCTGGCCCATGACGACCGCGGCCTTTTGCGCGATGAGGCCGCAGTTCTGGCCGATCTGCTGGAACGAGAAGACGAGCGGGAACCCGATATACTGGATCGCCCAGAGACCGATATCGGTCCATTCGAGCGCCATGCCGGGCACCACAATCGCGCCGATGATGCGCGACCCGTGCGGGATGCGGTAGCTGCCGGCCTGGTTGGTCGTGCTGGCGACCCAATCCTGGTAGTCGGACTGATCGCACCAGCGGTTGAGCATGGCGTCGTGGGAGCCGCCGCCAACCGGCGTGCAGCCGTAAGCGAGGATGATCTGGATTTGGTCGAGAACCAGCATGCCCTGGTTCTGCGCCGGCGGCGGACCGCCGGGCGCGAGCAATGCCGCCGTGGTGCTCGTCCATGCCAACGCTGTCGAGATATCGGTAACAGCCAGGTCGGTTGGCGGGTTGGCATAGGAGAGTGTCGCGGTAGGACCGGTGAGCGACACGGTGAACTGCCAGTTGCCGTCCGCCACCACTGTTCCGGTTACCGTGGTGCCGATGGCGCCTTCAATGATCGTGGCGATATCAGCGGGTCCGCCGACCCCCGTAAAATTCAGCCCGGTAAATTGCGTGACGACGCCGTTGATCGCGATCGAGAAACCGCCATTAGTGATTGCCTGCCAGAAGGCGAGGTTGGGCGCGACCTCGCCGCCGGTCAGCATTGCCCGTGCACTGATCGGCGTCGCCGGCGTCGAGCCTTGTTCCGGCATCCAGATAAACAAGCCCTGACCGCTCGGACACCCGACCAAAAACTCACCAAAATTGTCGAGCGACCAGATTTGCAGGCTGAACGGATTGCCGAAGCTCGACGAATTGCCCGGCGTGTAGCCGCTCGTCGGTGTGATATCGATCAGCGCCGCCGATGGCGGGCTGGCGCTGGGGAAGAGGTAGAGGTTCGAGTTGGTGCCGACCGCGAAGCGTGAGACGCCGGAAAGATCGGTCCAGAAATGCATCGCCCGCGCGACACCCCTGACGGGGTGTACGCAGATCGCCATCCAGCCGAGAAGCGCTTCGACCAGCTGTTCGCGAAAGCGGATCAGCGACGACGCGCTTAATCCTTGCTTGTTGAGGCTCGGCGTCTTTTCGACATCAACGGTCGGCTGGTAGCGCAGCGGGAACATCGGCATGGCGCCGGCGCCTTTACGCTGCCGCCGCTTGCGGCGGCACGCCGATGGCCTGTGCGACTTGCCCGGTTACCGGCATCGGATGCGGCTCCGCCGAGAAACCGCCCATCAGCGCCTTCTGCCGTTTGCTTTCGGCGACGACCATCGCCTTTTGCCGCTCGTATTCTTCGCGCCAGGTCACCGCGGCGCGCGGATCATCGCTGGCCTGACCGTAATCGCGCAGGTAGGCGAAACCGGCGACGAGCGTCGCCGCGAGAAACAGCGGGTAGTAGAAGGTCGTGAGGAACGATTCGGTGTTGGCCGCACTCAAAGCCGGCGGACGGAACGTGCCGGTGACCTCGACCCGGTAAGCGTCGTCGGGTGTTGGGGCGACAATGAATGAGCTGGGAAACGAGACGGGTTCTTCGCCGGGGGGTTCCGAAGCGTTATCCATGTCGAAGATTGCGTAATAGCTGGTGCTGAAGAAGTTCGGCGGTTGGACGACGCTCTCGATCGGCCAGATAAGGTCGATGAACTCTCTGGTCGTGCGCAGGTAGGGGATACGCATCGCCCCCGGTGCATAGGGAAAGGTGTTGGCCGGGGTAATGAGGTTGAAGCTCTCGACCGTGATCAGTTGTGTCGGGATCGGCACCAGGCGCGTGCCACGCGTCGTCAACTGCGTCGTGTCGGTCGTTGCCGTAGAGAGGAAGTCGAGTTCGGGATCGCTGTAGATCAGCCGCTCGGCCCGCTCGATGAAATAGGGCGCGAGCGCGTTAAACGCCGTCTGCCCGTCCGGGTCGGCGTTCTCCAGGACGGTGACCATGTGGGTGAGCCACTGGGCATAGGTGAAGGCGACCATGGCTTACTGCTCGCGCCAATTGGTGCCGTCCGAAGTCACGCCGAGGGTGTTTGCTCCGCCGCCAGCGACAATCGACCCGAAGGTCACGGCGTTGGCATCGGTTACGGAATACCGCGCTCCTTTGTTGGTCGCAGACGGTCCGGGAAGGGTCGCCACGGCACTCGCCGTCGAGAAGTCGCCACAGTAATTGGACGGGACGGCGCCATTGACGCTGCCGGGGAAGAACGTGTTGGGATGCACACCGCCGGTGTAAAGGCATCCGCCGGTCGTCACATAATGCTTGCCCGTGACGGCGCCCAATGATCCGCCGTTAAACGTCGCGCCGCCTGCCACCACATGGCCGCCTTGATTGTCGATAAAGGCGTCGTTGAATGCCGACGCGAAGTTGAACGTGAACGTGCCGCCGGTAAGAACGAGCGACGCTCCCGACCCGACGAGTGCAAAAGAAGCGGGGTTTGACGAGGCACCAAAGATGATTGTGCCGATGGTGTTGACCGTTGAGACGTGCGCCGAGCTTATAAAGCTGGAATTGCTCGGAAAAGTCAGGAGCTGGATCGTTCCCTGAAGGTCGAGCACCACGTTCTGGCTGGCGCTGAACGCCTGGGCGTTCGACCCCGAGACGCTGATACTGATGTCTTGCACCTGTAATTCACCGGAATCCTTGATAAAAAAGCCAGTGACACCGGTAGCGAGGCTGATGGTGGTTGAGGCAAATCCGGCGCCCACAACTTTGGTCAGCACGCTAGAGCTGCCACCGCTATTGCCCAGGATTGAGCAATAGGCGCCAAACCCATCAGGCGTTGGCGAGTAAGTGCCAGCCGCCAAATTGATGGTGCTGACGCCAACACCAGCAAAGCTTGGGAATTGCGTTCGTATTGCACAAGCATGCGGCAAGGTGCAGGGCGAGCCGATATTGGTGCAGTTGTTGTTGGTATCGACGCCAGACGGCGAGGCGTACAGCTGGAGATTCGCCGGACCCATGACAAAGGCCGTCGTCGCAAGCAGAGTGGAGTTGTCGTTGGCTGCGGCGGGCGTTGTGCCGTTGCAAAGAAAATCGTAGCAGGAGCCCGATTGGATTTGGTAACCGGAAGCGGCACCGCTGGCGACGGGCAAGAAGGTGAAGCTGCCGTTCCCGCTGGCGTAAATGTTGGAATTGTTCGTCGCCAGAATGACTT